CAACCGTCGTTGGTTCCAGCCACGTAGTTTGAAAGATCAGAGTCAGCAACATCGGTATACGTCGAGTCATCGTCTGACTCTTCAATCTCAAGCTCGATAAAAACAGAGCCGGAAAGGGTATCAAGCGAGTCCTGGCATGTTGCGATAAACAAACATCCACCATCAAAACCCTGCAAATCAACCGCTGCCCCATCAGCATCAACAGAAGGGATCGCAGCCCCAACGTTATACGCGGCTACCATTTCATGATAAAAATCTTTTGCTTTCATAGTTGTACCTCTTGTGTATTTTTATTTTCCCTGGACCGAAGCCCAGGGAATTATTTCTAATCTACGGTCTTAATTACGCCTTGTATCCAACGGCAAAAGACTCGCCATGACGTACAGCGATATCAAGATCCTGGAAAGCCACGACCCTGGTCCCGCCAGAGGCAGAAAGAGTATTTTTGTCGATTGTCACATCAAGGCCACTCCAGAAGGCCATGATTAAATCAGCCCAATTACCAAAAAGGATATACTTGGCCGGTATTTGACCAGTGCTATGCACCTGGTATCCGTTTGTGGACCCATTTTCCAAGATGAAACCTTGAGTCACGGTCCCTCTTTCTGTAACTTTCATGTTTCCGTTAATTGTGGCATTCGTCATATATGACAAAGCCCCCGTGAGAGCGTTGTCAGTATTGACAGCAGTCTCAAGAGCAACAATATTGGCCCATGTTGGTACACTTGCGGCCCCGAGTGTTACTGACCCGACATCTGAAGTATTGATAATTCCCAGAGGTTCGCCGCCAGCACCGGAGCCATTTATTGCCTTAGCATCAATAGCCAGTGCCATCTGGATTGCAAAATCCATCCTGACGAATGCTTCAACAGACATAGATGACTGAATCATCATGCGCCGGGTAATATCAGTAAGGCAACCAACAGTTTTTGGCGCCATTCTGATCTGTCCGAGTGCCTGTTGGCTCTCGGTAATATCGCTTGCCTCACCAACCCAATAGGCAGTCGCGCCGCCTGTCTGTTTTGGAATGTCAATATCGCCTTGGAGGTCGTTCAATGTTCTCGCTCCTGCGACCATTACTTTGGCAGTGTTTCTCAAGAGATCGATAAAAGAACTGGTCATCAATTGCTCGGCTACCAAATAGCCGCCCTGTGACCCTACGTTTGAAACTAAATCACGCTGACTCCCTGGAGCCAGAATACGGGCGTGATCTTCGTTAATAAAGTTTCCAGCCTTAAACATATCGCCTGGAACAAACATTCCCTGCGCTTTCCTGCCTGACTTGTCCTCAAAAGCCTGTGAACATTCTTTCTCAAATCCGGCATCTCTCCAATCTCCAGTAGACATCGCCCGGATGAGTTTCAAAAAGGAAAATTGCTTAACCTCTTTCGGTCCCATGCCGATAGTTGGGTCAAGGTCAACGACAGGTTTCTGCGGTTCGGCATCCATCTTGGCGAGAATTACTGAGCGGAAATCTTCAATGCTGGTTCCGTCTGCAATTGCCTTTTCTGCCTCAACCTTGAAGTCACCTGCCTTATGATTCCCCAAGGCGGTGATTTCTTTAATGCGGTGTAATTCCTGCGCCCTGGTATCGTTTTGAATCTGCACGAGGCGAGCTTTTTCCTCTGCCTTTTTTGCGGCTTTTTCTTCTGCTGTTAGTTCCATTTTAATAACCTCTGGTTTGATTTCTGGTAAATGCCCTCTTCCAACTCCGACCGTCATATCTGCTGGAATAGATACACTGCTCGCCTCTAGCGGAGTCCATCCATTCACTCGGTACGAATTGCCTTCGTCCTTGCTTTCGCTGATCAAGACCATCGAATTAACTTCATAACCGACTGAAATATTTTTCCGTATTCCGTCGAGAATATCTTTGTACACTTCGTCTGCTGCAACATTCTTTGAGAATCTGACAAGCGCCCTGCCTTTTTTATCGTCGTCAATCCATGCTTTTTCTATTACGCCGATTTGTTTCCCGGAATTATGAGAATCAAGAAAAGGAGCTGACCCGGAGCCCATAAAAGACATATTAACTTCACCGTCTTTGTGTCCAAGAATCTCCATGCCGAACCAGCGTTCATATGGATCTTCTGACGAAAAGGCGATTTTCACGGTTCGTTCTTCCTCGTCCACAGACTCACGTTTTATTGTCGCGGTTCTGTAAAGAGCGCCTTTCTCTTTAATTTTCTGGAGTAGCTGTTTCATCTGGGACCTCTTCTATTTGATAAAATGCTGGTATTTTTAACCCTTCTTTATCAGCTGCTTGTTTCACCGCTGAGTTTTCCTCGATGTTTTCAAAAATATCTGAGCCCCTGCGAGCTGCCAGGTCTTCTGCCGATTCAATACCGTTTGCAATATCTCTTTCCGCTGCTTTAGATTCCTTGTCTGGGTCCACCCACATCCATCCTCGTGGACGCCATGTTGCGGCATTGAACTGATCATATTTATAAAACGGCAGTTTTACTGTCCCGGACGATAAAGCCATATAAAGCCAGCTCTCAAAAACAGGTTGGCAAAAACGTTCAATCATAAATGTTTGAAGTATTCGGTAGTTGTCGCGGTCTGACACTTCTGCTTGTCGCATAGAAGAATAACTGGCATCTGATCTATCGTTCGCCAGGTTTTCATATGAGATATTCAGCCCGGAAGAAACCCCACGCAAAACACCCTTGATAAATTCATTGAAAGAAATACCGGGAGGTGCAGGGTTCCACTTCTCAACCCGCTTGTTCCCTGTGAGTTGTTTGAACGTCCCCGCTTCTGCTGAAAAAACTATATCGCCATCCTGGACAGTGGTATTAGACTCATTGTCGCTTGACTCTGGGTCATCACCTGTCCACTCTTCGCCATCGTCGTTGTGAATAATACCCATCGTTGAGGCACCGACACGCGCAGCCACCAATGACGCCTCTTCAAATCCATCAAGCATTTTTAGTCTTTCTGCTGGTGATGCAATCCAAGTAACTCCACGCACCTGACCAGGTCTTTCTGGTACAAAAATATGCAAGATTTCTGAAGCTGGTATTCTTTCGTGCTCATTTTGAGAGAAGGCGGCGCGTTGATCGCCGGGGTGGTACTTCAAGACCCAATAAGCAACAGCCCTGTTAAAGGAGTCAACTTCAACACCCATTTTCACGATGTTGCCGTTACTGAGTTTTTTATTTAATTTCTCGTCAAGGTGATCTGCTTCAATTATTTGTAATGCAAACTTGAAAGGCGATTGCTTGTATTTAATGAAACGGATTAATATTTCGCCATCTACAGGAACAGAGTGAATTATCTGCTTGAGAACATCGATAATTGAATAACGACCGCACACGGTAGTCATCCCGAGCCGCCCAAATTTATTCCAACCATCTTTAATTTTTAAATTCGCCGTAACATCTAATTGTTTTGGTGCAGAAAACGCTTTCATTTTCAACATTATTCCAGCGTGACCTACCACGTTGGTTTTCATCAGGGAAATAAAACGCCTGACGTAATCAGATGTTATATAAAGATCCCTGGCGTTGTTCCTAAGTTGCGCTACGGAAAGCTCAATTTCTGTATTTGCAGATGTTTGTGTTGTGTTCCAATCACCAAAGAGCCGACCGTCACCGACCCCATACCCTTTTCCAAGGTTAGGTCTTGTTATCTTTGTTTTTTTATTTTTGAAAAACGGTATTTTCATTAGAAATATACCTTCGCGTCAGATGATCGGTTGTTCTTTGTCCTCACTTCCGCCAAATACCTGGCCGAAAATTTACCCTCAAGGCTTAATATCTCTTCCCAGGTGTACGAGGACAAAGACCTTCCATGAATTGAATACGAAGCCCTGTCGTGCGCCACCTTGCCAGTAACAACGTCGCGTATAGCATCAAGAGTTGACTTGACCCATGTCCTGGCATCGAGGCCGGTTGAGGCATCGTTATAGTCTGCAAGAATTTCTATCTGACCGCTGGCTACCTTGTAGCGTTGAGAACCGTCGCCATTAACAACAAAAGCCTGATACTCGTACTCTCCAGCGGTATAGCTGGTGGTTGTTGTGGGTGAGATTTCTACAAGATGGTCGGTCCCGGAAGCAGAAGCAGTTATGACTTCCTGCACATTGGCCTTAACCAGGGCGTAAGAAAGCGTCCAAATCGTGGCCGGAAAGTCTGCAAGAGAAACCTTCCACGAGACAGAGTTATTAATTACAATTGACTTCGGAACACCGTTTAAAACTATTTCATATGTCATAAACACCGCGCCTGAATTTATAATTCAACTTTTCAGGTTACAGTGTAAACGGTGTTTTTATGTAAAGTAGTAAAGAGCAGGAAAGGGGTACTAGAAAGCAGCAATGAGGTGTTGACAGACTATTTATAAAGGTTGTTTTCGCGTTGATCGAGTAGCCATTTTTTTAGATCATCTGGCATAGCAAGCCATGTTCCTTTTCCATCAATACGGAAAACAGGAAGTTTTTTATTTTTCACGTAATAAGAAAAGTTTTTCCAGTTTATGCCAACGGCCCTGGAAATTTCTTCCTGACCTCTATAAACCAAATTATTTACTCCCATTATTAAACCATCCTTTTGGTTTATTATTTGCAGCCGGTTGCCGCCGCTTCGATTTGGCTTTTTGTTCCTGTGTTTGTGATGGTGTTTGTTCTTTCTGTACCTTTGCCGTCCGTGCAGCTTTGTCGAGTCTGGATTTTATCTTGTTTACGCTAGGATTGAGTATTTCAACCATCGCCAGATTTCCGACCCTGCAATCAAGCGCCTCATTTCGTGTCCGTATCTTCACCCATTCATAGGTAGTTCTTCCTGTCCGTTTATTTCTGACTGGCTTTTTTTCTTCTGCGGTGAGCTGGTTAAAATATTCTTGCTCATAGTGATCTG